TTTAGAGCCTGTAAAAGTAGAGCTTAGTGAGGTTAAAGAAAGTTTTGAGAGTTTAAAGAAAGAAAACGAATCTTTAAAGGAGCAAGTTGTTGAATTAAGTAAATTACCAGCTACAAAATCGGTAAAAAAAGCACCTTCGCAAGTTGATTTTTCTTCTATGTCAGAGCTTGAAAAGAGAAAATACTACAGAATCAATGGGTAAATATAAGTTAAAAGACGGCGTTGTTTTGAGGCCTTATGGAGTTAATAGCTTTATAGATAACTCAAATTTAACTGACACTATAGCAGAATTATTAATAAAAAAAGGGAGGGCTAAAGATTCTGACTTTATAATTAAAAATAAATTAAACAAAAAAAAGTAAATAATGGCAATTACAAGTAATTCAATAGATATTTTAGGGGTAGCGGCAGAGCCGATTATCGAAGAAGTATTATTTCAAAACAACACGTTAAATAAAGGTTTAGTAACTTTTGAGGATGATGTTAAAGCAGAAACTATCTTTACAGAAGCTAGTGCAACAGCGACAATGCAACAATTCACATCTGGCGCTCCTACTTCAAGTGGAGACTTGTCTAGTTGGGATGCTAAAGTAACACCTTCTAAAGTTATGTTTTATCAAGAGTTTGTACCTAACGACTTGAGGTTTTCAAGGTATAAAAGAAGTATGAGTCCTAGCGCGTGGAATGACTTTTCAACAGAATTCGAAAGAGTTGTTATCGGTGGGATATACGCTCAAAAAATTTCATTAAGCGCAGAGAGAAACTTTTGGCTAGGAGCAACCGCTGCCACTAAAGCAACTATAGCTGGATTAACAGCAGGTTTACCTAACACTTCTATCGGTGCAGAGGAGCAAGCAATGGTAGCCGCATCTTTAGGTGCAGACGCTCAATTCGATGGTTTACTTACTACTTTATTATACAATACTTCAAGAGCTGGAGGTACTGCAGCAGTAGGAGAAAGATTAAAGGTTGTGGGAACTACAATTGATGCGTCAAATATTAAAGCTGAGTATGGAAAAGTCTATACAGCAATTCCTTCTGAAGTTTTAGAAAGTGGAGAAATGCCTACTTTTTATGCTCCTTACTCACATAGACAATTAATAGCAGAATTCAATAACAATGTAGCTAACTATAAAGATGCTTTTTTAGTTAGTGGAGATACTTATTCTTATAACGGCATTAAAATTGAATTTGTGCCATTTCCAGAGAACGTAATATTGTGTGCTAGGAAATCTCATTTATTTTGGGTTACGGACTTAACTTCTGACGTAAACAGAATGAAAATGGATAAAATTGCAAATAACAGAGAAGATATGTTTTTAAAGAACATTATGTCTATTGGTGCACACGTTGGGAATCAGAAATTCAATGTTTTATACGTAGGTTAAAATTAATAACAATATAAAAGGGTGTTTAATTACGCCCTTTTTTTAAAACAATAAATATATATGTGTGATATAGCAGCAGGAAGAGCAAAAACTTGTGATAATTTACAAGGAGGGGTAGAAGAGTTGTACTTCTTTAACAATATAACTGATGCCTTTACGGTAGCTGCCAACGTTTGTACTGCTATGAACGCTGGGTTAACAGCAGCTTATAAATATGTTATTCAAGGAGACGGAAATACCTTAACAGAAAGTAATGTATCTGATAAAAAAGTAGGAACAAAGGTTAATACTCAAACCTTAGTGGCTCAATTAAAGCAGGTTAATAGTGCTACAAACGTAGAGCTGGACAAGTTATTAGCGGGAGACATTAGCGCGGTTTACAAGGATAGAAACGGACAATACAGATGGATTGCGGATAAAGGATTTAACGTAACATCTACTGCGGAATTAGTAACAGGAGGTGCAAGAGTTGATTTTAATGGGTACAACGTTACTTTAGTAGCGGAGACTTTAGATTTAGCACCTAGTTTAGACGCTTCAACAGTAACAGCGTTTTTGGCAGTTGCTTCTTAAAGTATTAAAAAAGCGAATAATTACAACCCTATTCTTATGAGTAGGGTTTTTTATTGGTAACAATAAGGTTAAAAATCAGTTATTATAATATGAAAGTACTACTCCCTTCTTTAACGACACACACTATAACAACAGAGCCTCGTTTCTTTCCTACTCTAGCACTAGATATGGAATTAAAAAATGAAGCAACAGGGGTTATTACTAATGTAGTTCCGTCTTATGTTACTGCTTTTGGAGTAACTAAATTTACTTTTGATTTGACTGGGGCAGAGAGTGATAGATATTCGGTTAAGATAACGCAGGGTAGTGAAGTAGTTTATAGATGTAAATTGTTTTTTACTGAGCAAACACCACAAGACTACAAAGTAACAAAAGGATTATATAATTATGCATAATAAAGAATCTGACATACGTTTTATAGGCTTTAACAAATACACTAGGCAACCTATAAAGGAAAACACGTATAGAAATTGGGTGATGAACGGTAAAAACAACGTTAATTACAAGTATATTATAGATAGATACAACGGTAGTACTACAAATAAATCTATAAATAATTCTTATATTGATTTAGCTTATGGTAGAGGTATTTCTATACATGACCAAGAAGATGATAGCAAGGACTTAAAAGACTTCTTGGAGTTAATGTCTAAAAAAGATGTTAAATCTGTTATTGCCGACTATCAAATATTAGGGGAGTTGTCTATGCAAATACATAGGCAGTCTGGTAATAAAAACAAACTAGCGAAAGTAGAGCATATATCTAAAGCGAATGTTATACCTAGTGTAGAAGATGAAGACGGTGTAATTCGTTCTTATTGGTATTCCGCTGATTGGACTAAACAATATCAAAAAAAATATAAACCTGTAGAATATCCTGCCTTCGGATTTGCTGAGGACTTTGATTTCGCGCTTCCAGAGATATATGTAGGTAAGCCTTACCAAATAGGACAAGAATATTTTGCTTTACCAGATTACGATGCTTGTTTGCAGTACGCTGAGGTTGAAGAAGAAATAAGCAACTACTATATAAGTCATATTAAAAACGGTCTTTCTTTTGGTAGTGTTATAAATATCCCAAACTCGGCTAATTGGACGGATAGACAAAAAGACGATTATATTTCGGGTATTAAAGGCAATTACTCTGGTAGTTCTGGAGCTGGTAGAATAGCCTTTAACTTTATGAGAGGGGCTGATGCTTCGCCTACTACAATAACAAACGTAGAGAATAACACAGCGCACAAGCAATGGGATTTTTTAACAAAAGAAGCGTCTAATAAAATACTATCCGGTCATAAATGTATGTCCCCTGCTTTAGTTGGGTTAAGTTCTTCAACTGGTTTTAGTTCTGTAGCTGATGAAATGGATATGATGGAGCAGCAACTAATGAAAAGAGTTATAGCACCTAAACAAGATTTTGTTATAGACTCTATAAAGGAAATATTAGAGTTTTTTGGTATTGATTACGACCTTTATTTTAGACCTCTTACCGAAATCGAGGGAGAGAAAGAAGAAGAAAAAAAGGTAAATGAGCCAGAGAATAACGATGATAGCTCTAAAGAAGTAGAGTTGTCTAAAAAAAAAAGTGATTTAGAATTATTTTTAGAGTCGGGAGAAGATGAAGATTTAGAAACATACGACATAATAGACGAAAATGAATTAGACTACGAAGAAGATTTACAATTTGCAAGTACAGGGGTAGCAAGACCTAATTCTAAAAGCTCACAAGATGGAGAAGATTTTATAGTAAGATACAGGTATGTAGGGAATAAAAACCCAGAGCGTGAATTTTGTAAAAAGATGATGAAAGCTAACAAAGTTTACAGAAAAGAAGATATTTTGCAATTAACAAATAAGCCTGTAAATAAAGGTTTTGGCATGAATGGAGCTGACACCTATTCTATATGGTTGTATAAAGGAGGTGGGATGTTGTCTGACACTTTCCCTGGCGGAACTTGTAAGCATAAATGGAATCGTGTTATATACTTGAAAAAAGGCAAGAAATTAGATGTAAATAGCCCTTTAGCTAAAACTATAAGTACAAGTGAAGCGAGAAGAAGAGGTTATAAAATAGAGACAAACGAGAGCATTGTAAGTGTTGCTCCACACAGTATAAGGTAAGAGTATGGCGGAATTATTATTTATATCACCACAAGAATTAGTAGAAGGCACTATTATAGGTGGTAATGTTGACGTAGATAGATATAAAAGTGTTGTTTTAGAAACTCAATTAAGAGTTATTGAGCCTTTGTTAGGCTCTTTACTTTACGATAAAATTATAGCTGATTTAGAAGCCAATAGTATTACAGGGCTGTATAAAACTCTTTTCGAAGATTATGTAAAACCTATAACTAAAAATGAAAGTTGCGCGTCTTTTATATCTATTTCTCCTTACACTTTAAAGAATGGGGGTTTATATAAAAACGCTCCTAAGGATGTTGAGGTGGTTAATCAAAAGGAGGTTGAGTCCTTAGCGGGTACTTACAGCTCAACAGCTCAACAATTTATTAATAGGTTTAACAAATGGATTAAACTTAATCCTTTAACGGAATATCAAACACATCAAGACGATGTTGATGCAATAAGTATTAATGTGAATA